GTGCCATCGAGCCGCACCATCAACGGCAAAGCGCTGTCGGCAGATATTGCTCTGAACGCAGGGGATGTCGGCGCGTATACAAAAGCCGAAACCGACACCCGTGTAGCTACGGCAACCACCGCTGCCAATAATGCTGCTACCGCCGCAGCCAACGCAAATACGAATGCCAATGGCCGCGTGCCGTCTGGCCGCACCATCAACGGCAAAGCACTGTCAGCAGATATCGCCCTGAGCGCTGGGGACGTTGGGGCATTACCTATAGCGGGAACCGCAACGGCAGCGGCCAAGCTGGCGACCCCCAGAAAAATTAATGGCGTAGCATTTGATGGTACATCGGACATTGATCTAAATGGGTCACGAGTATGGATTTCAGGCGAATACACGCCCGCAACCAGCACACCAATCGTGGTATCTCACGGATTGGTCGGTATTAATCCCCTGCACTGTCGTTGCGATACGTTGCTTAAATGTGTTGTCGCAGAAGGGGAATACCGTGTCGGTGAGTTTGCGATTAATCCCATGACTCTTTTTATGGAACAAGGTGTCGCACACCCCTATGCTTTGTTGCCAGCATTGAATACTGGCACTGTGCAGTTGAACATCATGCATTATCTTGCCGCGTCATTTAAAACCAGTACGATAGGTAATATTCGATTAAACATGGCTAATTGGCGTTGCATTCTTCGTGTTTTTTATTAGAGGTACAATAGATGGATATTCAATATTGGAAACACAAAGATGGCTGGATCTATATTGGAAATGAAACAGAGGGGGCTCGACCCGCTACAGATGAAGAGATCTCTCTTCATCAGAGTACGGTGAATTTACCTGATACTGTAGCTGATACAATAAGTTGATAGATATAAATTAGGGGCGAATCATGCCGAAACGCCCCTAATTTTTAAGCAAGAGATATTTTCTTTATTTTCGTTATAAACTTCTCTTCAACGAGATAATATGAAACCGTCGCCATCATGAGATTGAATACGCCGACAACCATCCAAACCTGATAATTTTCCAACCCCAGAAAAACACTCGGGTATTTCACAAAAAATAATATTATAGGTATCTGCATGAGATAAAAAGAATAGCTTATTTTACCTAGCCAAACAAACGGCCGCGCAAATAGACTTAATTCAATCTTTGAACAAGCAAAAACAAAAACCAAAGAAGCCGTTGCTAGTACAGTGGCGAAATTTCTCTTCATAAATCCATAATTACCTACTGGAGAAACAAAAAGTAGAATCAATAAAGAAAAACCGACTAACAATAACTTGTACTTTTTTAAAGTTAATTTAAAACCATTTATATACATAACACCAAGAGCCATTCCAATGACAAATTCAGGAAGTCGATGTATTGGGCTTATGTAAAAATATGGCATGTTATCTGAGCCACTAAACACCATGACAAAGGGAATGATTAGCGATGTTGTAACATATGCTATCAATAAAGATAGTTTAGGGTTATTTTTAACTAATGGAAGTATTAATGGAAATACCATATAGAAAAAAAGTTCTGTGGAGACCGACCAAGACCCCCCGAAGTGCCAAGAAGAAAATGAATCTGGTATCCATGATTGCATCCCTGTAAAGTACAATACAAGAGATGGTATTAATTTTTCGCTTTCAATATCAAATAAAAAAGGCAGTGACACTATCCCCATAAAAATATATGCTGGATATATTCTTGATATTCTTGCTTTTATATAATCACTTCGTAAGCCATTTCTGGCAGACCAAGCCATAACGAAACCCGACAAAACGAAAAAAAATGACATACCAACTGCACCATTATTAATTATTCTTGTAATAAAATGGGGTACATCAAGAGGATACCTAATTTGGCAGTGAAAAATAAAAACATAAAAGGCTGCAATAAATCTAAAAATAGTCAATCCGTGTAATTGATTATTATTTGAGCTGATTTGGTTTGAAAAATTCCCCATGCTTCTTATCCCTGTGCAATTTTTAAAGACCCATAGTTATCGGGATGATTTCTGATTTCTTTAGACTTTTTTCATCGAGTACAGTTAAAAGTGACTGTGTTGTCAGGGTAACCCGATATCCATATCACCTAGCATTTCCCGCAAATCTTCGCTAACCCGCTCAAGGTTCAGCGTAAATGAGATATGCCGCGCTTTTCCGTCCGTGAAAAACTCAGAGCGGGTTTCATTGATATTGGTAATCACGTACATACCGTAGATGTTTCCCGTCCCCTCGATCAGCGGCCAGGCTTTTCCTGTGTAGGCCATCGTTTCCAGCACGTTTAATGATACGTCACCGCCGGTTATTTCTGGGTACAACTCGCCGGATAGCGTGATCTTATCTTCGCCCGCCCCGATGTACTGATAATGCGGAGATTTACCTACACGGTCATTCTTAACGTGTCGCCAAGTGCTGTCATGGCTCAGGGATTGGTACGGCGTAGTCTGCCGCATGAAAACGAACATACCCAGAATCATCATCATGATAAAAGCCCTATACGTGATCGGTCAGTTGTGAGCGCTGGCGACTCTGCTTGCGGCGTTCAATGTCATCAATTTCTCGTCGCAATCTGGCGACCAGTTTGTCTTCATCAAGGCTGCGAGCATCCTGAATCGTGATATTGATTTCATATTTGTCTGTGTTGGCCATACCGGCAGACATCGCCGTTTTCATCTGTGCTGCAGGTGAATGGATGGCCGGAACGTCTGCCCCAGCAGGTTGCACAGTAAACGGAAGGACGGAAGCGGCAAGCGCGCCGGCAGTTTGCTTCACACGCTCCAGTAACGGGATTTTAGGTTGTGCGGGCATAACATGTGATTCACGGTAGCCGTTCGCCAGCATGACGGCAGGTGGCACATTTTTAAAAACGATATCACCCAGTTTGTTGGGATCTTTTTTCTCTCCTGTGGTTGTCTTGCTGCCAGTCTTTGCTGTCGTTGGGTTGCTGCCAGTCAAATCCTGCAACGTTCCAGTTTTGGGCTTATTGCTTTCACCTGCCGTTGGTTTTGCTGCCTCACCGGTTTTAATCACCGCATCGGCTTCTTTGGGGGGCTGTGGCTTCCACTCCTGCGCCACCATTTTCTTTTGTTTTTCATCCCATACGTACATAACCGGCTTTTTAGGTTCATAGCCTTTTTCCGGCATTGCGCCGTTCATGGAATTTGATGCCGAAATGGCGGCGTTTGCGGCTTCAGGGATAACGCCCAGCTTTTCAAGTATCCAACCAATTCCTTCGGCCACTTTCAAAATCACTGTCACTACGCCACCAATCGCCATTCCAACCACTTCACCAAACACTTTCCCCGCTTCTGTGCATTGTTTTAATGATTCCGATGAAGCGCTGACCGGTTCAAACAGTTTGGTGAACCACTCCCATACACCACTAATGGCCTGTCCGATCCCGTCAAAAATCGGTGATAACGCTGAGAAAGATTGTTTAACCGGCTCAAGACCAGCGCTCAGGCCACTGAAAAAACCGCTGAAAAACGCTTGAATCGGTTCCCAGTATTTGTAAATCAATACACCGGCCGCAACGATTGCCGCGCCGATAATGCCGATTGGGCTGAGCAACAACATGAAGCCAGTACGCAAGATATTAAATACAGCCATCCCTGATCCGCTTAATGCTGAAAAGCCTGATGTCGCCAGCATCCGCACGCCATTCCCCAGCGCAGATAATGCCGCGCCTGGCTGAGTGAATACCATGAGTAAAGCGCGGCCAGCGCTTTGAGCCACGTTGCCAATGCCGCCGAGGCCACTGCGCATACGGGTAAAAATGCCCACCCACGCCCCCGCACTGGATAGGTTCCCACTTAATATGTTACCTAGCCTGGTAAACATACCTACCGCGCCGCTGCTTCCTCTACCGCCACCGAACAACGATAACGCCAGTTGCAGTTTGGAGAATGGCCCCATCAATATGCCCGTTGCCAGGGATACCGTGCCGATCGCCGCGGTCATCGCCAGTGCACCGCCTACAACGGCTAACAGTGTTTGAGCCAACTCAGGATTAGCCGTTACCCACTCACGGACGCTATTCACTAACGTCGTAGCGCCCTGAGCCAGTTTGCGCAAAACGCCGGAGTCATTTTCAAAGATGGCAAAGCGTAGCCCACTCAGTGCGCCACCGAGCTTGTCGATATCCCCCGACAGGTTATCGCGTAACGTGCTGCCCATACGTTCGGCCGTTCCACTGACATCACTGAACTGGTCTTTGGTATTGGCTAGCGCTGACAGGAAATTAGGGATTTGATCGATAGAGAGGTCTTCTATTGGTGTGCCAAATAGAGCAATGGCCGCATTTGCTCGCTCGGCAGGGTCTTTAATCTTTAATAGCCCCTGTGCGGTTTGCTGCATCGCGTTACGTGCCTGCGCACCACCGCTGGCGATGGCCGATGCGACACGTTTTGCATTCAGGCCGATGGTGTCATACGCCGCCACGCTGGCTTTGGACAGGTCAGAGCCACGGATAGAGAACTCTTTGACAGCATCGCCGGTCTTATCCAACGCAAATTTCCCCTGTTGCGCCATATTGACCAACAGCGTCATGGCTTCAGAGCCGCTGTAACCCATGTTCCTGAAATGCGTTGAATATTCATGCAATATCTCAGGTAACTCGCCGCGCATCTGGGTAGACACGCGTTGCATTCCTGCCGTCATCAAATCGAATGCTTCATCGCTGCTGCGAGCCAGGCCATTTTTCATCATAATGGCGGCAATCTGGATGTGTTCCGCTGTATCGCCGCCAAGCACGGATTGCATATCCAATGCTTTGCGCGAGATCCTGTCTAATTCAGCTTCACCAACTTCCCCTAATGCCCCTAGTGAGCTACGCACCGCAGATACGGTGCTGGCAATATGGCTGAGGTCATCGCTCACGCCGTCACTGTTAATGCTTTTGATTATGCGAGAGTACTGAGAACCCATTGCGGAGGCTTCCGCATTTTGTGCGGCAATCACTGCCCCGCTTTTATCTGATTGCAGATTGGGGGCCATCATTCTGGCGCCGACATACGCACCGGCTGCGCTGGCACCTATTGCCATTGCCCCCGTGCTACGCAGGTTACCCGCCGTCTGCTGCATCCTGTCATAGCGTGTGCGCGCTTGTGTTACTGTTGTCAGTCGTCGCTGCTGCTCTGTCAGTTGCTGGTTGTACCGTGCCGTCTGGCGGGTTATTTGTTCCGTGGCTTTGCCACTACGATCAAGCGTTACGCCGTGTCGGGAGATTTCCTGTCGTAATTCGCCGAGGCGGGTTTGCTCGTCTTTTTGGACTTTTGCCAGCAGGCTGATTACGGCGCGCTGCTTGTTGAGCGCGGCAGTTTGTTCTTCTGTTCGCCCCTTTGCTGCCCCGAACTCTGCTTTCATGGCTGCGGCTTTTGCTTTGGCCTGCTCCAGTTCGCGGGTTGTTTTTGCTGATGCGGCTGTCAGGCGATCAAAACTGCTTGCCTGCCGCTCCAGTCCTTTGAGGGTGTTTTGCGTGGATTTGATTTGATCGGCCAGCGCCGCCGTGCTGCTGCGTGCTGCACTGGCGGGCCGAGCCATATTATTGATCGCGCTGAACGCCACGCGAATATTGAGATTGCGATCTGTCATTCCGAGTTTCCGCTTCTAACGGCTGCTCGGCTGCGCCATGCCAGCAGCTCATCTACTGGCATGGCATCCATCGCCGACGGCAACCAATGGAAAATTGCTGCGATGTCGGCCATCACCTCTTCAACACGGTTAAACGGGCAATGAATTACGCCGTTACCGCGCCCGTCTCGTTCGCTGGGGAAGAGGGTTGCAAAAAAGTGGCCACCGCATTGGATAGCTGGCAAAAATCCCATGTATCCATCGTGGTCAGTTCTTCTTTCGTCAGCGCCGGACTGGTGACACGCGGGAGCAACGTCAGCAGGCTATCAACATCGGACGTCATCACATCGTAGACCTTCAGCCCACGCAGCGATCCGGCCTGCTTCAGTGCGCCTGTGAGCGTGACTTCTTTCACATCGCCGCCTTTACGCACGATCGGGTTTTGCAGAATGACGACGTTATTTTGTTTCTCAGTCATGGTAGAAGTTTCCTTTATAGCCCAACGTTAGCGCGGTGTTTTTCCAGCATATCGACACCGGCCACTTTATAAATCATGTTCAGCACATCCACTTCCATGACCTCTTCACCGCTGATCGTCAGCTTGAAATAGGTATTTTTCAGGGTGTATTTATGTGCCGTATCTTCACCCACTTTGGCAGAGCCTGGGTCAAGCTCGATGAACCTGCCACGCGTCTGGATTTCACACGGCACCGCTTCGCCTGTGGCTTCATCCTGATACGAACCTGCAAAGCGCGTTTGCATGCCGTCCGCAGTGGCGACGCCCCATTTTTTCAGCAAGTTGGCATCCAGCCCGCCGAGCGTGATTTCCATATCCAGCGCGCCCGCATCAAAACCGAAGTCAATCGCGACAAAGCCAGGCATACCCCCCGCCTGATAGTCTTCCGTCTTGCGCGTGAGTTTGGGCGGTGTCACTTCCGGCACTTGGCCGAAATAGTTGTCACCGTCGATAAACAGATTGAAGTATTTAAGTTTCTTTGGCAGAGACATGATTTACCCCTTACCCGCTGAACGTGTTGGCAAACGTCGCGAAGTATTCGTCAGTAAACTCCTGCACCAGCTCCAGATGCTCCAATGGCGGAACGGGTGTGTAGTTGTACTTGATAGTTAATTTTCCAGTGCGCAGCGTTTCGCCGGTGTTGGTTTCTTTGTCATACCAACAGTTCGCACCCAGCAAACGGCCAGCGGTGACCAACGCCGTTAACTTGCGGTTGATGCCGTCCACAATATCTTTTGCCAGTGAGGGCGTAAGTGGCTTATCGATGTAGAAGAAATGCGCTTCTGCAATGGTATCCGCGAGGATTTGCGCTGTACGGGTGTAGCTTTCAAACAGATAGGTTTCACGGTCACAGGTACGTGATCCCCAAAAGCGAAAACCGTTCTGCTTAATCAACGTGGTGATGCCGTTGCTGTTCAGCTCGTCGGCGTCGGTATCGGTTCCCTGTAGCGTGAAATACACATCCTTGTTCAGTCCCAGCACGCCGTTTACCGCAACGTTGGATAACACCTTGTGCCAACCCGTCTCTGCATCAATTTTGGCACGCAGGCCAACCGCGAACGCTGGCGCGGGTACGGTCACGTTTTCCCCTTTGGCCGTGTCATAGGCGATAAAATCAGGCCAGATCACCATCAATTCGCGCTGGGAGAAGTTCTCACGGTACGTTTTCGCCGCCGCGATGGTTGCGCAGTCATGTGCACTGACATAAGCAAACGCATTCAGTTTTTCGGCCATGACGGCCAGTTGCGCGGCAACGGCTTGCGTATCAAGTTCCGGCACAGCCAGTACACGCGGTCGAACACCAATCCGCGCCTCTGCCGACAGCAGCGCATACAGCCCCGTATAGCGCCCGCTGGCATCGGAACCACCGATCACTAACTGATCCTGCGTCGGTTTAGGTTCATTGCCTTCCGCCTGCGCATTCGCCGCATCAGCCACGCGGATCACCACCGTTTGAGGGCTGGCCTGATCGGAAATGCATTTCAGCGTCGTGTGTAACGTGCCTGTTTTTCCTGCCTTGCCCAACATGCTGGCAACGCGGGTGAGTAATACCGGTTCGTTTAACGGGAACGTCTCGGCATCGGCATCATCGGCGGTACACACCACGCCGATCACTGCCGAGTCGATATCGTTAATGATGGTGCTGAGATCCGTGGTTTCCCGGACGGTCACACCGTGATGATAATTAGTCGCCATGCTTGTTGCCTCAATGCGTCAAATGTCCGGCTTCATGATTGCGGGATTTCGTTGCAGGCGCACGGCCTTTACTGTGTCTTAGAGTCGCGACAACCACCGCTGATTGTTCCTACGCGCGCGTAACGCGAGTATTCAGGCAGAGATCAGGGGGTAACAATGTCAATCATGGATACGGTAGGGGCTATTTCTGGGCGGCTGGACGAGTATTCACCCCGTCCGGCGTTTATGGTGAGGGTTGGTGATAAGCAGGTTACGGAGTTGAATGATCGGCTGATGTCGTTATCGCTGACGGATAATCGCGGGTTTGAGGCGGATTCGCTGGAACTGGTGCTGGACGATGCAGACGGAAAATTAGCCCTGCCGGAGCGTGGGGCAAAAGTTACCGTGGCGCTGGGCTGGGCGAATGAACCGCTAATCAGCAAAGGGACATTTACGGTTGATGAAATTGCACATCGTGGCCCACCGGATCAGCTAACAATTAGCGCCCGCAGTGCCGATTTCAGAGAGTCATTCAATGTCAAACGCGAATACAGTTGGCACAATGTGACCGTTGGATTTGTGGTATCTGCCATTGCCAGCCGCTACGGGTTGAAAGCGGGTGTAACGGAACGGCTGGCGAAGCTGGAACTTGACCACGCTGACCAGACGAATGAATCCGATATCAGCTTCCTTACGCGCATGGCAGAAATGGTAGGGGCAATCGCCACCATCAAGAACGGCATGTTGCTGTTCATTGTTCCAGGTCAGGCGGTTTCGCAAAGCGGCAAGCCATTACCGGCTATCACCATTACCCGCAGCAGCGGCGACAACCACAGTTTCCGTGTTGCTGATCGTGACGCCTATACCGGTGTTACGGCGTACTGGCTGGATCTGAATTTTGGAAAAACCAAGACCACAAAGGTAAAAAATAAACGCAAAACCAATACCCCCGCTAAAAAGAAAGCGCCGGCATCCAGCAGTAAGGAGGGGAATTATTTGGAGGGAACCGAGGGCAATGTTTACGTCATGCGCTCGACGTTTAAAACCGAGCAGGCGGCAAAACGTGCCGCAGCGGCTAAATGGTCAAAACTGCAACGTGGTGCGGCGGAATTCAGTATGACATTAGCACGGGGCCGTGCTGATTTATATCCCGAATTACACGCCCGTATGTCTGGCTTTAAAACGGTTATCGACAATGCCGATTGGATAATTACGCGTTGCGTCCATGAAATAAGCCAATCGGGATTTACTACATCGCTGGAATTTGAGGTGAAAATAACAGACTGGGCAGCAGACGATAATGATGATTAATACAACTGCTGTGTATAATACCAGTAACACCAACCGTTTGAGGGGTTGTCATGGCGATCAAATGTCCAAAGTGCCGCGCAACTGCAAAAACACGTACCAGCGTAGAACTCAGCCCATTGGTTCGACGTAGCTATCACCAGTGCCAAAACATGATGTGCGGTTACTGCTTTACCAGCATGACTCACATTGATGAAGCACTGAACGAAACAAAACCCGCCCCTGGCGCCAGTGTCCCCACCAATATCTTTCCCCGCAGTCACAAAGGGGAAAATCAGTTGGATTTAGCGTTGTAG